CGTTAAAATACCGCAGCTTTCAAGCCGCTTAATTTGATTAATTACAGAGCGGTAACTCATGCTGCATTTGCTTGCCAGAAATGCCTGGCTTGGATAGCAAACGCCATCATCATTCGCATGGTCGCATAAGGCTAATAAAACCAGCTTTTCACCTTGTGATAAATCCAGTTCCCATGCTCTGGACATTAATTTAATACTCATATTTCACCTTAATTTAAACTAACCAGTGAATAACGGGCGTATCGTTTCCCTGATATGTCATCTTTTATGATTAATGAATTAATGACATAGCCTTTCTGTCGTAAATCGTAGATACGCGCCGCCCAGTCTCAGGCAATTAAATTTGCGCAATGCTTCTAAGGGCGTTAAAGCGTTACCTGACTGCAAGTAATCTAAAATCTGCTTGCTTTGTGAATAATTTTCGCTATTACTTGCCATATAAATTTTCGTATTCCTTACTGTGTAGCGTTTTTAAATAATTAAACTGCGCTTTTGGAATGCCATTTTTTTTCCACTGTGAAACAGCTCCTCGTGTTATCCCGCATATCTTTGCAACTCTACTAACGCCACCCAGAGCAATAATAAATTTGACATCTTTTTCATACATTTATGTCCTCCCATTTAAAAATATCATAAAGTATAGTTTACTAAACATTATAAAGTCAAGCAAACTATACCTTTTTTTGTTTAGACTGCTAAACAAATGTAAGGATTTTATATAATGCCAAGTACACTAAAAGATCGTTTAAAAGAATTAATGGCTGAGTGTGGGCTCACTAAACAAATCGAACTAGCTAATCTTGCTAAGGTTAGCAAAGGATTAGTTAATCAATGGTTTAACGGTGATACTGGACTTGGGAAAAAACCTTTGTTAGAACTAACGAAGAAGACACGATTTTCAGCTCAATGGCTAGCAGATGGAACAGGTCCGAAATATAAAACAAGTGATACCGTCTCGTTAACTCAAAAAACTAGCACATTGGAAACAGTAAACAGCAATTCTACAACCCTGAAATTATATGATATGAGTGCTTCTTGCGGTCAAGGAACCATAATTCCTGAATTTCCAGAACTTCTTAGGACAATTGAAATTCCTAACGATGCTCTTATAGAGTTATTAGGCACAACAAATTTACAAGGTGTGCAGCTTATGCCTCCCGACGGGGATTCAATGGAGCCTACTATACCAAGACGCTCCATAACACTCATTAAAACTGATATAGATAAATTTCAAGATAGCGGAGTTTATCTTATAACATTTGATGGATATACCTATATTAAAAGACTTGCAAGAGGTAAATCAGGGGTAATCAAAGTTATATCTGATAACAAACTTTATTCAGACACTGATTTTGATATTACTCCAAATGAATTAGATCAATTAATTATTCATGGTAAATTTTGGAAAGCCTTACCATTAGATTTCCTAGATATATAATTTAAATTATCAGTTTATTTTTCTTTATTTAAATTACTTTGGCCGTATTAATGGAGTATTTTTTATGCAAAACACCGGCGCTGTTTACCGGTGTTTTTGTTTGGATAATATGCAAATCTCTTTATGATACATTCAAAGCAACCACAACAAACTTGGCAGAACAATTAATCAGTTCTGTATATTACATATTTAACCATAAGCAGTATAATTCAAAGCTTTAATGCTATTATGTTAATATAAATATATAGATAAAATTTTAATAAAGAACTAATGAAAATAAAAAGTCACAACTAAAATTATGGCTAAAATAAAGTATGTTAATAAAAATATTTTAAAGTAATAAATTAGAAAATTTTTCAATATTAAAAAATTTATTTGTTGAACTCAATTTTAAAATACAGTTTTCTTCAATTTCCGAATCATTTCCAAACTTATCCCAAATAACTGGAACAATAAGTTGTCCATTTATATTATTAGCAATCGAAAAAAGAGCCTCTAAATTTGTTTTATCAATAACTTCAACTTTATCTTGTGTAGCAAAATGGGGTCTAATTAATCCTAGTTCGTTAGTAAAAGACATATAAGCTAAGTCAAAAGCTATAACCATAGCTTGTTTGAAACCGGAACCGGAATTTGCATCGAAGTTCTTAATTAAAAATTTATAGATATCTTTTTTCTTTGTATAAAATAAAGTATATAACTTGTCTTGATTGCCACTTAATTTGGAAGCGTACTCAGAAAAATATTTGTTAAATATATTAAGGTTTTTATCTAGATTTGGAAGCAAAGAATAAATTAATTCGTTAATCTTATCCAATTCTCCTTTATATTCATTTATTTTATCAGTATATAAATTCAAAGTTTCGATATTTGAAGTAATTTCTCCATATTTTATAGATTTTTGTGATATTTCCTCATTTAATTTATTATATTCTGCCAAAGAACCTGATGTTCCAAAAAAAGATAAGAGTTTATTATATTCATTTATATATTCTAATCTGGTCTTTTCTTTTTCTTCAATTAATGATGTGTATTTCTCTATAGATGACGTAAGATAATCAATTTGATTATTAATCATTATATTATGAAACCTCACTAACTCATCTAATGTACGAGGAAGTGAATCATTAAAATAATTAGCTTCATCGTATATGTATTTTAATGAAACTGTGTCAACCGATACTTGTTTATTTTTAAGTTCAGTTTGTCGTTCTAAATTAATCTTTTTCTTAAGTTCTAATGAAGCAATTTCACTTTCAATTTTTTGTAAGGATAATTGAGTTTTATTAAGTTCTTCTTCTTCTTTTTTATGCTCTGTATCAATTTTAAACTCATCTCGTAATCGTTTTAATTTATCAAGATCATTACTAATTAGAAAAAAATCTTGCTTCAGGGCGCTGACTTCAGAATTATTTCTACCCAAATTTCTAAGTTTTGTTTTATAGTCTTTTAAATTTTTTTCAATAGATATTTTATTAGTTAAAAGACCTGGAGAGTCTAATCCCATTAAGAAAAAATAGACTTTTTCATATTGAGAATCTTTAAAATAAGGACCTGCGTACTCTATAATTTGATTAATGGAAGTTTCATTTTTTCTAATAAATTTACCTATTAATTCTCTAAATGTCGGTTTTTCCTCATCTGAACCAAAAAAAATTTCCTTTAATTTAATATTTTTAAAATCACTATTAGATATTTTCTCACCATTGATGAAATTTTTAATTCTGTCTGTTTTAAGATTTAAATCTACTTCTCTTTTTATTGATATGAAATCTTTAGAATCGAATGATGAAGATATTTTAAGAATAAATATAGGTTTGACTTCTGTTAAAAATGATTTAACTTCCTCATTATTTTGTTTAAATTCCTTATCTGCATAAATTTCCTCCAAACTTTCTGCGCCCAGGCAAAAATCTATACATCGCAGCAGAGTTGTTTTCCCAAGATTATTTGTACTGCCATTATTATTTTGGTTTTGCTTGCCTAAAATAATATTTACTCCATTTTTGAAGACAACTTTGCGAATTTCTACTCCTTGCCCCGTTGTAATTAATAACTCTCTTAGAAACATAATATAATCTCATTATCATTTAAATCATCAATAATACCAATAACATATAACCAATCTAATGTCATTAAAAATTGACTACGGCTAATATTCAATTTTTGCTGTATTTCATCAAATAACTTAATAAAGTTATAAGTACCAACCTTTTTATCATTTTTTAAGTAATCTATTATAGATGCACCGAAAACATATAAACTTTTCTCTGGTTGAGATTCATTTAATATCATTATTGATACCTTGTGGAAGCGGTTTTTTAAATATCTTACATTCAGCAAAAACATAAAAAATAACATAAATTACAGCTGTCAATTCATCCCCATCAAGTTCAGCATTCCAGTTAATCAGCTCCTCTTTTATGGATTCTACTAAAGAGATAAGCTTAGCATCATTTGATTCATTTTTATGAGTTACATTAATTTTATTTAAGTTTTGTTTAATATATTCTATTATTTTTGTGTTTAATGCTGGATCATTTTCTGAGCCTGAATTTATTTGTGTCTCTACTAAATAATAATAATTTATATAATTTTCAACATCATCCTTAAATGAATCTAGTTCATTATAATCAATTTTATCTTCAATTTTATAAGATTGGGTATCTGGTCTATGATAACATAGCTGATCATCTTTAGTTATAGAATGTAAACCGGATAACACCTTTTCAATTGCAGAATTTATATGTTTTGAATTGGCATTCTTATTAATATTAGTTGTATTACTAATATTTATATCTCTTCCAGCAACATTACCACTTTGACCAGAATTATTTATACTCCTTTCATTATCATCAACAGAATTATTCATAATCGGTATGTCTCTCAATATGCATATCGCCGCCAGCAGTGTTACCACTTTGGCCAGAATTATTTATTATGCTATTGCCACTATTTTTAATTGATTTTTTATTAATTAACCTTAAGCAAATTCTTAATTGATAAATAGCAATAGAAGCACCACTATAAGCCGCGACAATTGCAACAATAAGATTAAACCAATCACTGGATAATATTTCGTGCATAGATGTTCCCTTTATAGTTTATATAATAAGAAATTAAAAGTTACAAATGTAAATTACTAATATAAAACAAAATGTTTGAATATTTGTATTTTTCTCCTTGCTATTTTTTAAAGCTATTATTGCAATTAGTTGTGATTCTATAAGTTCAATTCTAATTTGAGATATGATATTTATAGATTCAATCAATCTTCCTTTGTTAAAATAAATATAATTGAAACAAAAATTAATTAAATATGCTCAACTCTTAATGTTGCTACAACCTTTCCGCAAATTTTTATTGAGTCTATTTCCTCACTTTTTAGAGTTTCGCTATTGTATTTTTGGTTATCGCTGATAATAACCAGCTCCCCGCTAACAAGCTTTTGTAGTCTTTTTACCTTTAGTCCTGCCAAAGATGTAAAGACATAAATTCCTTCATCCTCATAGAAATTTGTTGCCTTATCTACAAATAGCCAATCACCGCAATTGAATGTTGGCTGCATTGAATCTCCAGAAGCAGTAATAACTGAAATTGATTTAAAACTATATCCAAGGTTATTTCTAGCCCATTTTTCTGAAACTTCAATTAACTGTACCGATTCAGGATAGTCATTATTATCAAAACCATTTCCAGCAGCAGCTTTAACATCAAGTAAAGTTAATTGGATATAACCTTCTTGAGGTGTTGCATGTTCAGATACGACTGGTTGGTCAAACCATCCGTGCGGTAGATTTAAAGAAACTTCAATTTCGCGGGCTGTGTCCGATTTCATTGAACGTGCTTTTCCAGTTTTCGAGTCTGCAGAACCATTAATCCACTGACTGATTTGTGCAGGAGATTTATCAATACGCTTACTTAACTCTGTTTGCCCACCGTACTCCTTGGAAAGCATTAATAATCTCTCCCTGTACGTTTCTTCAATGGTTTTCATAATCAACCTTTCATAAATAATTATTAGCAATTTGTTAACAAAAATAAATGTGCGATACGCTTAATTTGTATATAGCGAAACACTAATATTATTAAGATGAATAGCTAATTAGAAATTAGAGAATATTTGTGGTAGATCATTACCGATAATCCAAACTTCTATATAAACAACATTCTAATTGTTTCATAAAAATATGTGAGTACATTTTTTGATGTTTATTTTTTAAATCTCTTATACTTGATGTTTAGATTTCTATATTTATTTAAATATATAAATCAATAATATAAATAAAAACACTAATTTTTTAGTTTAATTTACTAAATATTTTCTTGACTTTAATAGTTTAGAAAACTAAACTAATTATATCGAACAAACACAGACACCGATGACTTCAGTATGAAAAAGAACTGGGGAAAGGAAGCAAAAGGAAATACAGGCTAGGTCGCCACGCTTCATAAGTTGATAGCAAAATGTATTGTTTATTGATCTTTTTAATGAATTTAAAAATCGCAGCGCATTTATCAATGGTAAGTGCGCTTTAGTTTTTAAACTCGTAGCAGTCAATTTAAACACTGCTATCAATTAGATATATTTGAAAGGAGTTAGTTATGTTGGAAGTTACTGAGCAGCCTGAGGAACAAATTAAATATCCGGTTGGTCGCAAAGGCCTCCTAACTGGAGTTGTTGTTATTTTCTTTTCTGAACATTATGGAGTAGTTATTGATTGTGGTTCGAATAATGCAGTAGAACAAGGTGAAGCTTGCTCTACTTGGTCATCTTGTAACAATAGTAAAGATTGGGAACCAGTAAATATCACAATTACAGGTTAAGACAATACCATTATCAATAATACAAAATCACACTAAGCAATCCAGCAAAGCCCAAAAATCGCAGCGCATTCAATTAGTAAATTGAGTGCGTTTTAGTTTTTGAGTTTATAAAAATCAAAGGAGTAAGAAAATGTTACAAGTTTACAGTAATGAAAATGTCACCAGCCCAGAACCTGTCGGATACTTGAAAATGATGCAGTATGAAGAAGATTTGCAATGAGCAAGTGACGCAGCCGAAGAAAAGAAACAAGAAATACTGGAAAAGCTTGAAGACGATGAACTGATAGATATCGCAGCGGAAGCTTTTGGTGAATTATTTAGTACAAAACATTCTGATGAAGCGGACAAGCTTACAAATGAAATAGTTAAGGCACTTGTATTGGGCTGCAATAAAGATATGACAGTAAGACAACTATTAAGCCATCTTTCATTAGAAGCAGAAAAAATAGTAACTGATTATATTTTAACGCATGCTAATTAAATCAAAAGCCAGCCAAAACGCTGGCTTTAATTTTGAACTCAGGCTAATCAATCCAAGCACATTTAAACAAGTGTGCTTGTGTGGATTAGTAGACATATTTAACATTATTTAACATTTTCTGTGTGCTGTGTTAACATTTTGACATGTATCAAGGGGAACATAATGGACATTAAAAATTTATATGCACTTTTAAATATAAAGCCGACAGCATCACGCTTAGACATTGCCAAGGCAATGAAGCAAGCGGCGCAGCAACAGACAATTACTTTAGAGGATTTAAAGCTATGCAAACTAAATCTTTTAGATGTAGAGGCGCGCAAACAATACAATGCTCGTTTATTTGCAGAATATCCAGAGCTTTTAACTCCACCTGAGCCTGAATCAGTAGAAAAAGCAAAACCACAGCCACCAGCAAAGACAAAACAGGGTAATAAAAAACTGTATCTGATTTTGGTTGTTGTAATTGCACTGATTACCGGTACAGCAGCTTACTTCATGTACTCTAAACTCATCGCGGAAGCAAAAGAGGCGGTTAGAAATACATTGAAAAATCTTGATTCAGCTGAGTTTTATCATGTTGAAATGTCTGTAAATACCCACTACAAAGAACATATATATGTTTGCGGTGAAGTGGAAGGGAAAACTCTTGATGGTGGTTATACCGGTATAAAAAAATTTGTATATAGATTAAAATCTAAAAAAGCCATTGTAATTTCAAATAAAAGATCAAATGATATAATGCTTGAATATGCTGATAGTTTTTCATATAGAGTAGGCTGTTTAAATGCTGATCCTGCCGAGTTGATTAAGGTAGTGAAAAGTACAGACACTTATTTAGAAGAGCTTAGATCACTTACTTCGGGAAGACCTGCTCTTGAAAATAATTTTGAAAGAGAAGAGCTAATTAGATCTATAGTTAACGTAATCGCGAAAATAAAGGCAGATCGGAAAAAGATAACAATTTATGCAGATAGTGATGACGATTGATTCAGTTATCACAGCATATGAATAAGTAATAAAGTAAGCAACATAAGCCAGCTAATAGCTGGCTTTTTTATTAGCTATAGAGGTGATATATGTTTGCTGTATATGGAAAATCATTACAAAAAGAAAGAACCAGAAAGCGCAGAGGTTGCAAATACGAAATATCAGATGAAACAGCAATGCTGGCGTTTAAGAAAGATACAGGAGCGTATCAGATATCTCCAGAGTTTTCATCTGAAGAACGGTGCTTAGAGTTTATTGAATTAGCAAAATCGTACCCGGAAGTTAGATGTTTATACATTGCTAAATTAGACAGAGCAAGAAACAAAAAAGGCGAAGTCATTATCAATGAAAAAATAAGTAGACCAAAAATGAAATACTTCCGATTTAAGGATATCCCTACTCAATAAATTAAACCATGTAACAACAACAACGAGGGAGTTGTACATGATTAAAAATTCTATAACTGCATTTATTGCAGTTTTTTTAATGTCTGCTTCTCTTTCAGTATCCCCTGCTTTGTCTGATAAGGAGCAATTAGAGATACAGCGCAGTTATACGACCAGACAAATGCAGCAGAAAGAATACCAGGCAGATCTGGAAGTAAAACGGTTAGCTGATGCCTATGCGCGTATGAGTGATAGCGAACGCATGAAAGGTGATGCAGAGCTTAAATAATTTTAGGTGATGATTATTGATATTTCTGCCCTGCTAATAACTTGCTAATCACAGAATAAATTACCAGAAGTTTTAACCAGTCCTAAAGCCTATTTATTAATGGGCTTTAATTTATGGAGCTTTAAAATGAGTACACAATTAGTTGCATTAGCAAATAATTTAGCTAAATCACTTGATTTAGCAGACGGACAAGGCTTGATTGAAACATTGAAAAAAACAGCCTTTAAAGGCGCAGTAACTGATGAACAAATGGCTGCATTATTAATTGTCGCTAATCAATATAAATTAAATCCATGGACTTCTGAAATCTATGCATTCCCAAGTAACGGTGGCATTACTCCAGTTGTGGGCGTTGATGGATGGGCTCGTATTATTAATGCTAATCCACAATTTGACGGGATGGATTTTGAACAAGATACAGAAAGCTGTACATGCCGCATTTACCGCAAAGATCGTACGCACCCTGTTTCTGTCACAGAATTCATGGACGAGTGTAAACGCAATACACAGCCTTGGAAATCACACCCAAAAAGAATGTTACGGCATAAAGCGATGATTCAGGCTGCACGTTTGGCTTTCGGCTTTGCCGGTATTTATGATGAAGACGAAGCAGAAAGAATCAAGGATGCCAAAGAAGGAGTTAAACCTGATGAGCTAAACCCATTCAGGGGCGATAGAGATAATCCGGATCGGGATAAATTGATTAAAGAGGCAGAAATTATTGCACAAAAAGGTGATATCGATTTACTCCGTAATCACTTTAAATCATTAGATAAAGCATCACGAAATATCATAGGCAGTGATGAAATGCTTCGTCTTTCAAATATCGCAAAAGAAATTGCTGATCAAACAATTGAGGCGGATGTAGTGGAGGTGAATGATGGAACAACGAACTGATGAATGGTTTGAAGCCCGCCTTGGTAAAGTAACAGCTAGTCGGATTTATGATGTTCTAAGTAAAACCAAATCCGGTTACAGTTCTACACGTAAAAACTATATGGCTCAATTAATATGTGAACGCCTAACAGGTAACAGAGAAGAGAGCTTTAAAACTGCAGCTATGCAAAGAGGTAACGACATTGAGCCAAAAGCACGTGCAAGATATATGCTTGAAACTGGGGAGCTAGTTGAAGAAACAGGATTTATTAATCACCCTACTATCAATATGTCTGGTGCTTCACCTGATGGTTTAGTCGGAGAAGACGGGCTTATTGAAATCAAATGTCCTAACACTGCAACACATTTGGAATTTTTACGTACCAAAAAACCCAAACCTGAATATTTATTACAAATTTTCTGGCAAATGGCTTGTACAGGCCGGAAATGGTGTGATTTTGTTTCATATGATGACAGACTAAAGGAACATTTATCTTTTCAGATGGTGCGCATCAATCGTGATGATGAACGAATTAAGGAAATTGAAGAAGAAGTTCAAAAATTTTTGCATGAACTTGATGAACAAATTGCTGAGCTGGATATTGTTATGGAGGCATAAATGTCAGTTAACAAGGTAATTCTGGTTGGTCGCCTTGGGCGCGACCCTGAAACACGATATATGCCCAATGGCGACGCTATAACGAATTTCTCGCTAGCTACTGATGAACAGTGGCGTGACCATAATGGTGAACGCCAGACACGTACTGAATGGCATAATATTACTTTGTTCGGTAAATTGGGCGAGATAGCCGGCCAGTATTTGCGTAAAGGTAGCCAGGTGTTTATTGAGGGCAAAATTCAGAGCCGTAAATATACCGGTAAAGATGGTATCGAACGCACCGCATACGATATTATCGGCAATGAAATGAAAATGCTGGGCAATCGTAATGATGGTTTCGATTCTGGCAATAATAACGCTGCACCGCCTACATCGAACCCACCACCAGCGGCACCACGCCGGCAACCACCTCAACAAACACCAACAACTCCACCAATAGATGATATTGATGACGATATCCCGTTTTAAATAATACAGATAAGACATAGCCAGCACTTAGCTGGCTTTTTTAATTAAGTAATTAGATGATGAAACTCCTATGAGATTATTTAACGGCGACTGCCTAAATGAGTTACAGCACCTACCAGATGCCAGTATTGATTTAATCATTGCCGATCCACCTTACGGCATTACTAATTGCGAATGGGATAAGGTGATCCCACTTGAACCTTTGTGGAAAGAGTTGCATAGAGTAGCAAAAGATTCTGCAGCCATCGTAATTTTTGGGGATGGCCTTTTTATGGCTGATTTAATAGATAGTAATCGCGCTTACTATCGGTACGACTGGGTGTGGGCAAAACCCCATGCAACAGGGTTTCTTAATGCGAACAGACGACCACTGCGTGCACATGAACATATGTTTATATTTTATAGAAAACAACCTATATTCAACCCGCAAAAAACAGATGGGCATAGAAGAAAAGTATCTAGCAGGAATTCATTGAATAGTAAGCTTTATGGGAAAGCCGAAAAGGCTGTTAAATATGATTCCACAGAAAGATATCCTCGCAGCGTCTTATTTTTTTCAAGTGACAAACAAACCAATGCACTACACCCAACACAAAAGCCTATAGAGCTATTACAGTATTTAATCAAAACCTTCTCTAATCCCGGTGATACTGTCTTGGATTTTACTATGGGATCAGGAAGTACAGGTGCTGCAGCTTTAATGCTAGATAGGGATTTTGTTGGTATTGAACAGGATTACCATTTTTTTAAAACTGCTGAGAAACGGCTTAATGGCATATGCAATTTTGAATTGGTTTAAACCAAATACGAAATGAAAACATGTAAATTAGTGCGGGACCGGAATTCCGCCTTTTTCTGGCTTGAAATATATAAATATTTATATTAATCAATATATTAAATCTAAAAAATACTGGGCCACTTCTGGATTTTTTTATATCTATATCACGGAGTAAACAATGGAAACAAATAGACAAACTGTTATCTTATTCAGAACAAAAAATACCAATTATACTTATGACACATTGAACGATTATTTATTTGATTCAGAAGATGGGAATATTCTTGAGGCAGTTGAATTCGATGTATTTACAAAATTCCCTCTCTCAGCCCCCAATATTATTGATGAGGCGGACAGGTATTTATATGAAGATTTAGGCTACACTGATGAAGATAATTACTATACAAGTCGCGTAACCCCAGAAGCAATGGAAGTATTACAAAAAGTCTTAGATTTAATAGCTAAAAACCACAACAACGGCAATTTGCTCATAAATGGTCGTACTGTACATACTCCAACAGTCATACTGCAAGAAGATATAAACTACTTTAATAAAACCAAAAAACTTAGTGAACACTTAAGAGAATGGCTGAAAGAAGTTCGTGAAAAGTAG